TGACCAAGCTGGCCTTGCTGTTGCGCGGCTTGCAAAACATTACGTTGCTGATCGGCAGTAAGGCTGCCCAATGTTGAACCCAACTGACCGCTAACTCCGGCAAGTTGACCGCGCCGCGCCAAGTCAGCCTGCGCTGCCGTAAGCGCCTGCCCGTAACCTTGGCTAAGAAGCTGGCCTTGTTGTGCCAAGGTTGCTTCTTGCGTGTCACGGAGAGCACGAGAAGCAAATTCACGAGCACGATCCGATCCCGGCTGGCCCGCGCCAGTGAACTGCGCTCCAATCCGGGGCAACAGGTTTTCGCTTAAATTACGACCGGCAAGCTCACCAACTCTGTTGACGACCAAGTTGGCATAAGGGTCCATGTATTCATACGTGCCGGGAATGGCTGAACCAGCCGCGCCGCTTACAAGTTGACCAGCAGTGCTAAGATACGGTTGCGCTGCGCCAGGGACGTTAATGTCCATTGCGCGACCAAGAGCGCCCATCGAACCGGTGACGTAAGGCTGCGCCGCAGAAACGCCACTCAGGCTTGTTGCTTGATTAATGTACGGCTGTGCCGCTCCAGCAGAGCTTACGCCCGCCGCTTGGCGGGCAAGGCCCATGCCTTCTTGTATGCCAGGAGCGCCCGCACCAAAAATATCTACACCAGCGGCACGACCAAGAGCGTCGGAAGCAGAGCCGTATTCTGCGGCCCTAGAGCCAGTAAGGTTGCCAGCTCCTGTCATCGCTTGTTGCTGCAACGCATTTAGCGGTGCAACAGTCGGGCCTTGATAAGGCGCGTAAGGCTGAGACGCAATTTGATTAGCAGTGCTAATAAGCCCTTGCGTATAGTTCGTCCACCAGTCAGGGAACTGCGTTGTTGACGAAGAAGTCGAAGAAGTTGAGTCAGCCATTAGCGCGATCCTCCGGACATATACTTACTCAAGTTCTTTGTCTTGGGCGGTATTTTCCCAACAGGAGCTGACCGCTTATGTTTGCGAAGGTTCATGCGGAACTTGTCTAACATCTTAGCACCGGCTTCGGACGAGCCATTGCCAATCGCTGAAACCGTTTCAGCGTCCATCACATACTCGCCATCAGAAAGCATAGCCGGAATCTTGTCGGCCTGACCATCGCCTTGACCTCTGACGTAGCGGCTTAATTGATTAAGAGCGCCGCCTTTTTTAAAGTAGTTTTGCCCAGAGTAATCTTCTGATCCTTGATAAACGGTCGGCTGGACAACGGTTGGTGCAGAGCCAGCAGGCGTTCCCATTTCACGCAAGTAAGCATCAATACCCTGCCAGTTCCCCTTGTATTGACCTGTTTCGGGGTCCCAATATCGGGAAACATCGACGTTTGCAGCAATGACATTTCCGCTATCATCATACACCGGGTTGGGGTCTGAGTATGTTGGCGGTGTAGTCGTTGCAGGCGGTGTAGTCGTTGCAGGCGGTGTAGTCGTTGCAGGCGGTGTAGTCGTTGCAGGCATTGTAGGCTGTATGGTCGTTCCATTGGGACCGTAACTGAAGAAAGACTGCATCCCTGGTGACCGAGGCCGTTCTCCAAATTTAGCCCAGTCCATGCCTTGCGCTTCCAACTCTGGAGCGGTCAAAACTCTGCGTACTGGAGCGGCGTTCGGAGTTGTAACGGAACCGCCTGCATCATATCGCCTTACTTGGGCAAGACCGCCCGTGCGAGCATAAACAGGACCTCCAGATGCTTTAAAGACAAATGGGTTGTATTCGTTTTGCGTTGCTGCATAATTTTGAAGCATTGCATTTTGAAGAACTGCTGCCGGAACAACTCTTCCATCAGGAAGCCTAACTTGCTGTCCCTGTTGAGCAGAACTCGTTTGTTGAAGAGGAGCCATTTGCTGAAGCGTTGGCGCTGTTATGTTTGGAGCGTTAGCGTAATTACCAGGGCTGACTTGGTTCGGCAAAGTGGGAAACGGGGTTTGCGTTGAACTTGTGCCAGAACCGCCTTTTCCCTTTAAAGCATCTACGGCAAGCAATGTTCCGCCGATTCCAAGAGGAGATGTAATAAACCCTCCAAACCCACTCATGGCAGGATCAAGGACGCTTTTTGTTAATCCGCTTTTACCAACAAAATCAAAAAATGACGAAGACGGTGTTGCTGCGGCTGAAGACGCAGCAGAGGCTGATGGTGCCGCAGCATCCAACGCAGCATCTAGCCCGGGGGCTGAAGGTGCCGCAGCATCCAACGCAGCATTTAGCCCGGAGTTTGACAAAATGCCCTTTGCCGGGTCGGGTACGCCGAAAGCACCAAGCCGATTACCAGCCATTATCTTCTGGCCGAAAGTCAAATTTTTATATTGATCCGCACTCAACCCACCCATACTAGACGCGCCTTGGAGAGCACCACCCAAACCGCCCAACAAAGCACTTTTAAGAGTGCCTTTAAATTTCCCGCCGCTGGTAACAAAGTTAGTTCCAGCACCAAGGATTGCCCCGCCGAGAGCAGAAGCCGCTGTTCCGGCCAATAGTCCACCACTAATTCCTGCGCCAATAGCAGTGCCAAGCCCAGGAAGAGCAACAGAAAGAATAATTGGCGCGGCAACCTTTAAAATTTTCCCAAGTTTCTTAAAAAACCCAAGTTGCGGAAGACCAGTGCTTTCGTTGTAAATTGCTGGGCCGTGTTTGCGGATAAGCTCTTTGTACTCAGCCGGATTGATGTGAACGAGAATTTTGTCTTCGCCGCTACCAGCCGCTTGAACACGCCGCGCTACAGAACGCAAAGCGCCGCCACGCTTCATGTAAACTCCGCCATTACGCGCCACGACCCCAGGCACACCATCTTCGGTAATTGGCATGTTCTCGCCCTCTGCGTATGTTCTAGGTTGGTTAAACTGTTGCATTATCTGCTACCCAAAATAGTCCCGGTGCCGGGTTCGATGTGAGCTAAAGGAAGACCCATTTGATAATCTCCTCCAGCCACGTTGGACTCAAAGCGGAACCGAAGTTCACGCCGTTCTTCTTTCGGATAAAGAAGCTGAGTATCTGAATCAAACAAATATTCAGGTCCAGATACGTTTGGAGCGCGAGCGTTTCTTCGGCCTGTTATGTTCATCTTCATTGTCCCAGTTTGAACAAAGTCAGGCTCAACATAGCCAACGCGCAACGCTTTGTTGGAAGACTGCCCACCCTCGGCGGGAGCAACCGCGCTAATGTCAGCAGTCTCAAAGTAAGACTGAACGGCGTTGGTATATTGTCCGTCGGATTCGTCTACGCCAATCTCGTGCTGCCATAGCTTATAACTACCGCCATCCACTGGCTGGTTTCCAATCATAATCGGGTAACGATAAACTTGAGCAAATTGACCAGCGGAGCGCCCGCCGTTGGGCAACTCAGTGTCATACCAAGTTTGCTCACGCACATTGAAAACCACGGCGTGAGTACATTCGGTTGCGTTACCGTAAGGGAAGCACCACCAAATCTCACCAAAGCGGGGGACTTTGAACGCAAAAACTTTTTGCTGTTGAGAATAGTTTAAGTTGTCAAAGAAGAAGTTGAGGTTCAACTGGTTTGGGATTTCTCGCACAACGCCGTTGAACATCAAGAAACGGTCAATGCCGCACCAATAAAAAATACCGTCGTACTCGATAGGCGACGAAGATGACAAAATGCTAGTTTGGTCAGATAGCACATCAAATTGGAAAACCTGTGGATCGCCAACAAACGTGGCGCGAACAACGCTATCAAGCGCCCAAAACATGCCCGACGGTGAGTTACCGGCACCACCTCGAATTGCAAGTCCTTTGACGATCTTGGATGACGTAACGCGAGCGCCGTTGGGACCGCCGCCGCCGTTTGCGGTCGAGAAGTCAGTTGGGTCGTTTGGCGCAGACCAAGTTAAAAAGCCGTTTGATCCATACGCGAACAGGTATGGGTAAATAGAAACAACGCCGCCGGATACGGTCGGGATGTCAGTGCCGGTCAACGTAGCAAGTGCCGTTGTGTCGTCAATGTTTCCAATGAATATTTCACCGTTAGTGTCATTTGAAATGTCGTTCAGATTAAGACCGACATGAGCAATAAGAGCAACGTAGCTGCTGGTAGAATCATAAAAACCAGTAAACTGCCACAGATTGTTTGGGTCTGCGGTAAAACCGCTAGACGGCGTTCTATCGAAAATGTCGCTGACGTTGCTATATTGGTTGATCTGAATTTGCTCAATTTTGTCGCCAGACCCCATATGCACTTTGGTCACACCAGAACTGGTGTGAACGTCAATCGTATAAACGATGCCGGTTGCTTGATCTGTTAAACGACGATACCCACCCATCTTGCGCGGCAAGCCGCGCTGAAAGCGCACCCACTTTCCATCAATATAAAAGTTGCCCTCAAGCTCTGTTCCGTCACGCTTGATTCCAGGCAAACATCTAATAGGAAGAGGAATGAGCGCCATTAAGTCAACGCCCATCCAGTAGTGGCATCAATGTAAACAAGATTGAAAGCAACAGCTTTTGTCTGGACTGTCATGTTTTCTGCCAACAGCATAATGTTGTTGCCATTGCGAGCAATCGTAAGGGCGTTTGTGTTGAACGACTCGGAAGAGTCAATGACTCCCACGAACTGACCGGCAGACGGCGTGGAAGGAAGCGTAAGAGTGAACGCGCCTCCAGACGTATTGCAAGCATACGTTACTCCGGCAACTGCGCTTGTATTGCCGCTAATTCCTAAGATAAGCGGACCAGAAGAAGCTGCGGTGATTTGACCTTGCGCGTTTACAGTGACGTTTGCATTTGAATAAGAGCCAGCCGTAACGGCAGTGTTGGCAATAGAAATGGTTCCACTTGTGGTAATAGGCCCGCCTGTAAGGCCGGTCCCGGTCGCAACGCTTGTGACGGTTCCGCCACTAGCCGCAACGGCAAGAAACATATTTGTGCCGTTGGAAACAATGATGGCTCGCGTGCCGTTGGGGATGTCCGCGCTTGTTACGCCAGCATCGCCGCCGTCCACTGCCCATGATGCAGTGTTCCCACTAAGCGTAATGTTGTTATAAACAAACCAAAAGCCTGGGTTGGAACCGTACAAATAATTGCGGTTACCGGTAATTGTTCCGGTGAACTCTTGAATTTGTGCAGCGACTTCGTTTGCGGAGAGAGCTTGATCTCCAGAACTACCTGAGCCGTCAATGGTGATTGCAGAAATAGTTGTTGTTGTAGAACGACCAAGACCAACTGTGAAGAAGTTGGAACCGTCGCAAACAACCATGCAAGAATCGCCTTGATTTAACACAAGGGTTGATGCGCCGTCGATTGTCTCTGAACTGTTTGGGTCCAGCGTCAACGTGCCGCTGCCGGAATTGCGAACAAACGAAAACCATGTGCTGCCCAACGTAGACGCAGCAGTAAAATTAAAAGTCAGCGTGCCGCCTGTGTTGATAATAAGCTGCGCTCTATCGTTGATTCCGAGCGTGTAGTTGGCGTTCTTTGTTGAAGACGGGCAAGACTGATTAAGCAGCGAACCAATAGCAACAAGACCAAGGCCAGCAAGAGACGCAGCCGTCGTCGTAGAGGTTACGTTGCCAAAAGCAATATTGTCCCACGTTCCATTTACCGTAGTGTTGGTTTTGACGTAGAACTGACGCGATTGGTTTGAAAGCACCGTTCCAATCGTGTTGCCGCCGTTATCGGCAATCGTGATTGTAAACGCGCTTTTGTTATTGAATGTCGCTGTTTCCCCAACCGAGATTTGGTTGGCCGGAGGCATGATGATTGTGTACGCGCCGGTAGACGCAATATCCATGATCTGAGCCACAACATTGGGCGTTGTCGTGGCTTCAAGCGGCCAAGATAGCGTTACATTCCCGGTAAGAGAAAGAGAGCGATACGAAACCTCTGACGGATATATGACTGATCCGCCAAATACATCCGTGTATGTGGTCATTATTCTTTCCTTACCGTAGTTCTATCTAGGATTTTACGCAGTTCCTCGCCATTCAAGGCCAGAGCCGCTCGGTCGTACATTTGTTGCCAAACCCCTATACGTTCGTCGTTTTTCAGGTATGGGGTGGCTTCTAAAAGAGCAGCATACAACAAAAGATTGGGCGCGTATTCAGTTAAGTAATTGGTTTGATTGGCGTCATCTAAACCCGCCGGTAGCTCATAATAGATGACCCGCATCGGGTATGCAGCGTCCGGCGTAGGCCCTACCAACCAAAAGTTTAAATTGTAATCTGCGTAATCTTGTGGAGTACCCTCTACCGTTGAGTCGGGGTAAATCATCCAGATGTACTCAGGCTCGTGGGGGTAAAGAGGGTTAAAAGTATTGTAATTTGGGCCGGTGCCCACGCTAATAGAAATGGTTTCTCGCCAGCGGTCTGGCTTGGCAACAGCATTTACGCTTTGCGTTAAAGTGGTTAACAAAACCCGCTCAAATCCTTGAACCTTTAGCTCCCGAGCAATGCGTCTTTGCGCTAAGTCAACGAGCCGGGGGAGTTGTTCATAAACGATTGGGTCAGTAACGTAGCCTCGCTCCAGATACGACCTCATATCGGTTAGAAGCGAACTGTAAGTCATTGCTGGAGGCATGTATCACCTAAACCTGTTCAACCCAATTTTGGGCCTGTTCATCCCAGTAGTACCGTTTTCCGTCAGTTGGCTTTGGCACCGGAGCTTGCCAGTCCGTGTTTTCGTCCAAATACCATGACGGGTAGGGTTGTGGAGCAACAAACGCATCTAAAAGCGTGACGTAAGTGTAGCCAATACCAGCGTAACGCTTGCGAATATTGCCGTGATAGCTGGTTTGCTTCCATGTGCCGCCGAATAGGCGGTTGCAAAACGCTGCGCCAACGCTTTCATCTTCAATGCCGTTTTCGTCTGCGGTATCTGCGTTTGAAACAACAATGACGCGCAAAACAATATTTCTGGCGTCTAATTCTGCAAAGTGAGCCATGACGATCCTATTTGAATTTATATCTAATAATTACAACGCCAGAACCACCATTTCCGCCGTTATATCTAGTATCGACACCTAGAACTAAATTACGATCCCCACCGCCGCCGCCGCTGCCAGTGTTTGCAGTACCAGTGGTTCCTGCTGCACCATTTCCGCCAGCGCCGCCACCACCAGACCCCCCAGGGCCAGGAGCTTCGCCAGGACCACCATCGACGATTGCATATGTGTAACCTCCCCCACCTCCCCCCCCGGCACGAGTTACTGAAGAACCAGTAATAGAATCAGCAGTACCGGCACCACCAGCAGCGCCGACAGTCAAAGAAGCATTTGCATTTCCGCCGTTTCCACCAGAGCCACCGCCCCCGGCACCGCTGTAAGAACTACCATCATTATTACCACCATTGTTGCCTTGGCTTCCTGCGCCACCGTTACTGATTGTAAGATTTCCTCCAGCACCACCGCCTGAACCACCGGGACGACCGTTTGCAAAGGCAAAGTCATTTCCACCACCACCACCGCCTATCGCGTTGGTTTGGCCGGTTACAGTACTATTTGTACCGTCGCCACCTGGGCCAGAAGTACCAGTTCCGCCTGCACCAACGCTAATTGTGTAGGCTTGCACCATAAGCGTAATTGCTGTGCCCCCTGTTAGATAACGACGACCGCCAGCACCACCACCACCGCCCGTGCTGTAACTTCCACCACCGCCGCCAGCGATCATCAAAAGATCAGCCGTATCAATGGTTCCCACATTAGTTACTGTAAAAGTGCCGCTTGAATTAAACGTGTGAACTTTGAAGTTCCCGTCCGTCGTGACGGTCCCGCCGGTTGCAGTTGTAAAGTTTCCAAATCTTGAAAACATTCCATAAGCCCGAGTGGACAGGCTACCCCGTGTGCTAATAAGCGGCATTGTTAAGCAACCAATTCTGCAAAATGAGCCATTCTTAACCTCTTAGAATGTAATCGAGCCGCTTCCGGTCCATTTGTAAACGCGATAGCCGCCAGCGACCGTAATTGTCGGAGAACCAGTCGTTGATGCGGCGGCTGCAAAAGTATCCGCGTAGCGAATAATTACGATGCCAGAGCCGCCGTTTTGCGCGGTGCCATAATAAGTATAGCCGCAGCCGCCGCCACCGCCGCCAGTATTTGCTGTACCAGCGGTGCCCGCGCCTGACCCAGTGCCTCCGCCGCCACCACCGCCAGAGCCGCCTGTTCCAGCCGTGAAAAAGACGCTCCCTCCCCCGCCGCCGCCAGCGTATGTCACCGATGCGCCAGAGATGCTTGATGCGGTTCCCGCGCCACCATTCCCCGCAGCAGTCGCCGCCACCCCGTTAGCTCCAACAGCACTGGCACCGCCGCCGCCACCAGCTTCCTGTCCGTTCACGGCGGCGCTTGACTGCCCGCCATCATTGCCTTGCGATGGCGATGTCGAGGGAGTGTTGCCCGCCGCATTAGCAAGGTTGTAGCTGGCACCGCCGCCCGAGCCGCCGTCCATCGCTCCGTAAGTGGTATTTTTTGCTACGTTACGCGCAGCGCCCCCGCCGCCCCCCGTCGATGTGATGGTTGAAAATACAGAGTCGCTGCCCTGGTTTCTTCCATCACTAACAGCAGCGCCGCCAGCGCCAATCGTCACTGTGTATGGGCTACCGGCAGAGACCGATAACCCAGTAGCCGTTCTAAAACCACCAGCGCCGCCGCCACCGCCAGAATACTGTTGCAAGTTACTTGTGCCGCCGCCAGACCCGCCACCGGCAACAACTAGATACTCAACTGATGTTGGTGAAGGAAGTCCTACTTTTGCAAACAACCCATATGCCAAAGCTGACATTGTGCCGCGTGTTTGAACTACAGGCATCGTTATGCAGCCTTTTGCTGTTCGCCCGTGAACAAATCAAGGTTTGCTTTTAAACGCAAATCGTTAGGCGTTTTTTCTAAAGCAAGTTTACCCTGTTCAATGGCGATGTCTTTTACACCAAGGTGCCACGCGGAAATTGCCGCAAGGTCGTGAGGCCAATGCTCCCAAACCGTAGGGTCACAAGTATAAACCAGCTCTCGGTTTGTGATCTGCAATGCTCTCATGGAAAATGCAAAACATTCGGCCCAACGGTTTTGCCGATACATCAAAAGGGCTAATTCACACCACGGTTCACGGGTATTGGGAGCCTCAACACAAGCCATGTGGAAGGCATTTTCAGACGCTCTCCAATCTCCAATTTCCTGATAGCATTTGCCCATGACGCGCATGGCATAACAACGCTCGTTCATCCACGTTGCGTTTGGCAAATTTAAATAATTTTTACACGCCTCAATG